TCGTCGTGGGCCTCGGCCTCGTCGGGTGCCTCGACCAGCATCTGCCCTGCTCGGAATACCCGAATGGCGTCACCCATCTGCTGTCGGAACCGCTTCCACACACGAGTGCGGCGGGCCTTGGAGTGACCGGGGTACACCATCAGACGGCGATCGATGAGGGTCTGGAGGTTCTTCCACCGAATGCCCTGGGTCCTGGTGTCAGAACTCATCCCGATGACTTCACAACGGGAGCCGAGCAGGAACTGGAGGCGCTCAGCCACGGCGCTGCCCATGGCCTGGGCATCGACGCCGACGTAGGCGAGCCGGTAGTTGTCCAGGAACTCGCAGATCCGGAAGTACTGCTCTTCCCAGGGCTGGTTGTGTAGCTCCAGCCAGTCCAGGACGCGGTGCTCCCGAAAGCCGAAGGCGTCGGGGTAGTCCCAGTCCACCCAGCACACGGTGACCACCGTCGAGTCCCGGATGCGGGCGGGGTCGATCCCGGCGACACAGGGCGACCGGAACCACGAGCGCACCAGCGGCATCGACGGGTCCATGAGGCTGTCCATCACCTCGTCGGTGACGAACTGGCCTTTGTCGATGAGCCACTTGATGGCGTAGCTCATCTGGAACTCGTCGCTGTCCTCGCCCAGCCGGGCCTTCTCCTTCTGGATGTACTTGGCGTAGCTGGGGTTGTACTTGGCGACGATCTTCCAGTCGTACTCGAAGTGGTTACGACGACGGCTACGGCTGGTGCCCCGGCGCTTGTTCAACTGGATGGCCCGATAAAAATCACCCTTCACATAGCCCGGCGTGCCGATCTTGACGATGGAGCCAGCAGTGGCAGCGAGCATCGGGTGTACCGACTTCCGAACCACATCGGCGTCGGCGTCCTGGGCCTCATCGATGCAGATGACGTGGTAGGTCTTGCCCTCGATCTTGGCCTTGGGGTTGCACGTCTGGCGCCGAGCCAGGGAGCCGTTCTTCAGCTTGATGAGCCTGCCCTTGCCCTTCACCTCGTCATCGATCTCGGGGTCCATCATGAACTCGGTGGCATGGTCGGAGGTGAGGCGGTCCACGATACGGCCGTGCAGCGTCTCGGACTGGTCATCGGTAGGCGCGAAGCACCCGATCCACAGACCCTTGCGGAAACGGGCCAGCATCTCGAACGACAGCGCCAGCTTGGGTAGCAGCACCATCAACCCGGCCAAGGTGTTGGAGAGCGTCTCGGTCTTGCCCGCCTGCCGGGACACGAGGCCGGTCAGTTCCTCGGCGTCGTTCAGGAGGATCGATTCAATGATGCGGTAGCTGAACTCGGCCTGGTAGGGATAGAAGTGGACCTCGTTGAACTCCTCGATGAAGATGACGCAGCGCTTCACCAGACTGTCGATGAACCCGGCCTGCTCCGGCGACAGAATGATCTGCTCACCAGGCTCTTCTTCGGCTTCCTCGGCGTCGATGTCCTCGTCGTAGAGGTCCTCGTCGTCATGGGCTTGTTCCTCGTCGGGGAGCCGTTCGATGATGGCCACGGCCCCCAGAGTGGCACATCTCAGATCTGACCGTTAGCCCAGCCCACCTGGCGCTCGGCCTGCTCGGGGTCGACACCAAGGGTCACGAGGACCGCGATTGCGGTTTCGGAACCATTGACACTGACAGACAGGCACTCATCGATACAGCGGACAGCCCGCTCCACATCGTCCTCGGCCGGGATGAAGGCCCAGGGGGAGTCTCCGATGTACAGCAGGGGCGTGACGGTCGTCCACCCGCCCGCTAGCTCGTCTGCTGTATACGGTTCCATACCCTAAGACTACCTGCGTGGGCCGCCGAAACCGCCGCGGACCCGGACATGAGCCAGTTGCTCGCCCTGGAGCAGGGCCGCTGTGGCCCGGTGATGGCCCGACAGCAGCATGTGCGTCTCGGGGCAGTCGGCGCACGGCTTGCGGCTGTACACGACCGGCAGGCGGTTCCCGGGATCATGGGGATCAGCGAAGGTCTTGCCCGTCTTCTGGTACTCGCTGCCCATGTAGTACGAGACGCCCGCTCGGGTCACGTTGGGCTGAGTGGAGTGAAGCTGCCGGGGATCGATGTGCTCGGTCTGCTGCGTGGGGCTGCGCAGGGCGGCGTGCACCTTCTCCTGCTCGTAGTCCTTCACGTCCTTGCGGCGGCTGGCCCGCGGGAAGGGCGCCGTGGTCATCGGTGCACCGCCCTCGGGGAACAGCGACTCCAGACCCTTGCCGTGGTACTGGTCGAACTGGGCGCCGTACTCCACGCCCTCAGGATACGTCAATGTCAATGGGGCTACCACAGCACCCACACCTGGCTGGCCCACACGACATCCTCGTCATCGAGCAGTTGAAGGACCAGCATCCCGTTCACCAGCTTGCGCTCGGCTCGTAGGGGCCTGTTGTCAGAAGTGACAACACTAATCTCATGCCTGCCGTCACTGGCCTTCCACATGATGTGGCCCATGCCGACCGGGAAGCTGAACGCTCTCATTGTGGAGCCGAGGGGAGTCGAACCCCTGACATCCGCCACGCCATGGCGGTGCTCTACCTGCTGAGCTACGGCCCCGTTTGTTCTTTCAACACGAACACTGCCTGGGTGGGATCGAAGACGATCGCCCCGACCTCCAGCTTGGTATACCCGTCGCCAGACAGTTGACGAAACAGGAGGGGGTACGCGTCATCAGCACGGCCGAGAAGAGCACGAAGCTCCCCGGCTGTCATCCTCGACACGCTCATTGCACGTAGTAGGCGTTCGTGGTAGCGAACTCCCGCTTCCAGTGCCAGTCGTCCATCACGAACATGGCCACCTCATCCTCGTCCAACGTCATGGTGTCGTTGATGTCCAACTCCACCAGGCGGATCACGCGGTCGTAGTCCACAGTGTGATCCTGGGGCACCGGCAGGGCCTCGAACTTGGTGTGGATGCGCCCGCAGGTGATGGCGTCGATCTGATCCTCTAACTGCGCGAGCTTGCGATGACGGTAGCCCTCGACGGCCTTCTCGAAGTCGTCGCGGTGCTGCTCGCGGTTGGCCCGGAGGATCTCCAGGAGGGCTTCCTTCTTCACGGTTGTCTTCATGCCACGCTCCACATCGCTCGCAGTTGATCCATGATCCGGGCCTCCTGCTCGGCCAGCGCACGCGCCGCCACCCAGTCATTGTTCTCGATGGCCCGGATCGACGCCTCCACATTGTCGGCCAGGGCTTGGATGATGTCTCGCTGTGCTGCCATTGCCATGTGGGACCAGGAGGAATCGAACCTCCGCCCTCTGCCTTATCAGGGCAGCGCTCTCACCGACTGAGCCATGGTCCCGTAAACGCAATGATGACGGCTCCCAGCAACGGCGGCTGGATGACGATGGTACGGCGGTCGTATTCATCACAGCCGAGCCATACAGGTGGCCACCACGGATTCGTCAACCGCCAGGGCGGCCAGTACCAGATCCTCTTCACGTCGGGGTGGGGAGATTTGAACTCCCGACCTCCGGTCCCCCAGACCGGCGCTCATAACCAAACTGAGCTACACCCCGCACCTACCACCTAACCAGTGACTTGGATGGTCCCCTGCATCCACGGATGGATGACGCACATGAAATGCAGCGTGGTCCCGGGCGCAGCCGTGACCGGCACCGTCTGTGAAGAAGCGTCCCCAATGAGGATGGTGTCGAGCCGACCGCTCAGCCCCGCCGTGCCGTCCTGGGACAGCTTGAGGAACTCACTCTGCCCCGGACCGGGGAATCCCCCCGGACCAGGCGTGATCCGCGGATCAGCCGTCGAGGCAGCGATGAACGTCTCGGTACAGATGTCAGGCGGCGCTGGGGCTGCGCTTGGAGGTCCCGAAGGACCACCACCGATAGCTGAACCGCAGTTCTGGACCTGATCGATGGTCGTGGGCAGGTCGGCCTGGTTCACGATCGTCAACGTGTGCGGCTCTGATGTGCCATCCACGTCCTTGAACGTCAACAGATCGCCGCTCTTGATGGTGGTGTCACCAGGCCTCATCCTCAGCGTGCTCTGGAGACGCACGTTGATCTGCACGCTGTCGATGCCTCGGGTTTGGATGGTCCGGCCACCGTTGTCGGTGGCACCGCCCTGAGACGCCCCCAACCCCACGGTGGCCACCAGCAAGGCGGCAGCAGCCCCAACTATTCGTAGCTTCATACTCTCCTCCCTCTCTCAGCACCCACCGCGGACATTAGACCGCTCGGACGGGCGTGGTTCCTCTTTGTTCAGGAAACCGAACCCTAACACGAAGGAGCCGCCCCGAAGGACGGCTCCAACTGCGCCACATCCCGTACCTACCATTCTGGCCTAGTCGGTTGGTGGTCCTGTCTGCTGTTGCGGCGGGTTGATCGGTCCCCGGGCCGAGATCGTCACCGTGCCGCTGGCCGTGTCACCGCAGGCATTGGTGATGGTGCCCCGAGCGACGTACCGACCCGAGCCGCTGTAGCCCGCCCACACCCCGGTCCCATTGCCGAACACGTAGATGCCGTGCTCAGTGAAGGTGTCAGTGCAGGCGTTGGCGTCGAAGTGATCGACGTTGTTGCGAGCGGCGTGGAACACCGTGAGAGTGCCATCCGGGAACACGAACTGGTCCTCGTTGTCGCTGACGACCACGTCGGTGCCCTGATCGTTGATCACGCCGCTGGCCGTCACTGGACCAGCCGGGCCACCGGTCGGACCGTTGGGGCTGATGGCGTTGGTGGCGTTGAACCTCTCGATACCGACCGATGTCGTCCTGGCCGAGGCGGCAGGGATGGCCACCGCCAACGGCACCGCGGCGAGGGATGCCGCTACCAATAGTCGTCTCAGCACTGCTTCCTCCTTGGGTTGGTTAGGGATTGGCACCATAACACCGGAGGAAACAGAGGGACGACAACGGAAGAAGCCCGCTCCCCTGGAGTGGGAGCGAGCTTCAGCCGGAACCTGAGACACT